ATGAAGTTGATCGCAGAGTACAACGACCAGCAGATTGAGGTGCTTACCGAAGCCAAGGAAGGTGGCGGTAAGAATCACTTTATCGAAGGTGTCTTTATGCAATCGGAAGCAAAGAATAGAAACGGTCGTATTTATCCTAGACCTGTTATGGAACAGGCGGTTGATAAGTACGTATCCGAACAAGTTAAGACAGGTAGAGCAGTTGGCGAATTAAACCATCCTGATGGTCCTACTGTTAACCTGGATAAAGTATCCCACAAAATCGAAGGCCTTGATTGGAAAGGTAACGATGTTGTGGGTAAGGCACGAATTCTAGAAACTCCTATGGGTAATATCGTAAAGGGATTACTTGATGGTGGGGTTCAACTAGGTGTGTCAACTCGTGGTATGGGTAGTCTTGAGGAACGTAATGGCGTAATGTACGTCAAAGACGACTTTATTCTTAGTACGGTTGATATCGTACAGGATCCATCAGCACCAACAGCTTTTGTTAATGGTATTATGGAAGGTGTTGAGTGGGTCTGGAATAACGGCATTATCGAACCCCAAGTAATTGAAAAAATGGAGACTGAAATTAAGACAGCGTCACGTACAAATCTCTATGAGACTGAAGTTCGTGAGTTCAAGAATTTCCTCTCGTTGCTGAAAAAGAAAACATATTAAGGAGTCAAACATGACTGATCAAATCCAAGACCAGGATGTTGAGCTCGACGACGAGACAGTTGAAGAAGCTCACGATCCTAAAAACGCAGAGCAGCAATCTGCTGACGCTGCCGATAAAGCTGGGGACGTAACCAAGCAAGCTCCTGCTCGCAAGGGCGACAAGAAAAATTCTGAGCCAAGTCACCTAGACAAGGCTCCTATGGATAAAAAAGTGAAAACTGAGTCCACAGACGTCGAAGTTGACTTCGATGGCGAACTCGATTCTCTCATTGAATCAGAAGCAACTCTTTCCGAAGAGTTCAAAGAAAAAGCATCGCTAATCTTTGAAGCTCAAGTTAAGGTAAAGATTGCGGAAGAGATCGACCGTCTCGAAGAAGCATATGCAACTCAACTTGAAGAAGAAGTATCTGCTACTAAAGCAGATCTTGTTGAAAAAGTTGATAGCTACCTCAACTACGTGGTTGAAAATTGGATGGAAGAGAACAAGCTGGCGATCCAGTCTGGTCTCCGTGCGGAAATCGCAGAAGATTTCATGCAGGGCCTAAAAACTCTGTTCCAGGAATCTTACGTTGATGTTCCCGATTCTAAGGTCGACCTAGTAGACGAACTTCATGGTTCTGTAGAAGATCTAACTGGTAAGCTAAATGAAGCGACTGAAGAGCTTCTTGAAGCTACTAAGCTAATCGAGTCATATAAGCGTGAAGAAATCATTCGTGAGGCCTCACGTGACTTAGCTGAAACCCAGGTAGAGAAGCTAAGAACAATGGTTGAAGATTACGAAGTTGATGAAGACTTTGCAGATAAAGTCGCAACCATCAAAGAGTCAATCTTTGCAAAAAAAGCAGCTGTTACTGAAAGCGTAGAAGAAGATGAAGATGCTACTGATACAGTAGAAATCTCAGAAGCTATGTCACAGTATCTAGCAGCGATTAGAAAATCCTCAAACAACTAATAATACCAAGGAGTATATTCCAATGATGGAATCTTATGACAATCTCATTAAAAAATGGGCTCCTGTTCTTAATGAAGAAGCAGCTGGTAAAATCGAGAACGCGCACAAGCGTGCAGTTACCGCAGCTGTTCTAGAGAACACCGAAAAGGCCCTAGCAGAAAACCGCGCTCAGCAGAACTTCCTTGCAGAAACTCCCGCAAACACTGTTGCTTCTGCAGACCGTTGGGACCCAGTTCTTATCTCACTTGTACGTCGTGCAATGCCAAACATGATCGCGTATGACATCTGCGGCGTTCAGCCAATGACTGGTCCTACCGGCCTTATCTTTGCAATGAAGTCACGCTACAATGCAGGTACAACTGCTTCAACTGAAGCTCTCTTCAACGAAGCTGATACCACCTTCTCTGGTGACTCTTCAGCAACTCAGACACAAGGTCCATCTGGTCTTTCTGGTCTGTCAGACGACTCTGCAACTGGTCTTCGCACTGTTGACTCATCTATTGATGACTCACGTACAGGTCCAGACTTTGGTGGCGGTATGCCAACTGCAGATGCGGAATCATTGGGCACAACTTCTTCTACTTTCAATGAAATGGGCTTCACCATTGAAAAAGCAACCGTTACTGCAAAGTCACGTGCTCTGAAAGCAGAATACTCACTAGAGCTTGCTCAGGATCTCAAGGCTATTCACGGTCTAGATGCTGAGACAGAACTAGCTAACATTCTGTCAACCGAAATCCTAGCGGAAATCAACCGTGAAGTTGTTCGTACAATCAACTCACAGGCTAAGACTGGTGCACTTACTTCTAACGTTGCTATCCAGGGTATCTTCGACCTTTCAACCGACGCTGACGGTCGTTGGTCAGTTGAAAAGTTCAAGGGCCTAATCATGCAGATTGAGCGTGAAGCAAACGTAATTGCAAAAGAAACACGTCGTGGTAAGGGTCACTTTATCCTTTGTTCATCTGACGTTGCTTCTGCACTTGCAGCTGCTGGTATGCTTGATTATACCCCAGCACTTTCAACTAACCTAAACGTTGATGACACTGGTAACACTTTCGCAGGTGTTCTAAACGGTCGTACCCGCGTTTACATTGACCCATATGCCGTTGCAGACTATGTAACTATTGGCTATAAGGGTACCAATGCTTACGACGCTGGTCTCTTCTACTGCCCATACGTACCTCTTACCATGGTACGTGCGGTTGGTGAGAGCGACTTCCAGCCAAAAATCGGC